TCTCATTACATTGAGATTTAACGTCCTGTTGCGGACAAGTACAATCCAGCTACATAAAACTAATATATCAAAGAACACCACTATTCTAGCATTGATTTTATAATAAATAAAGGTATAATATATACATGACAAAAAGTAATTTTGTAACATATATATTGATAATAACTCTAATAGCAATAGCAATAGCATTTATAAAACAAAAAAACTTCATTGATAAGAAAGTTGTTGATGATGTTAAAATAGGAAAGGTCGAAGTGCCAACTAAAAAGTTTAATTTTGTACATGATTAAATATTATGCCAATAAAAAAAGTTAAAGGTGGATATAAATACGGAAATAAAGGACGTACATACCCAACAAGAGCAGGAGCTATAAGACAGATGAAGGCTATGTTTGCAAACGGTTACAAACCTAAAAAGAAATAATGGAGATAAAACCATATAATAAAAATGCTAAAAAGCATCCAAAGAAACAAATAGAGCAAATTGCAAAGTCTATTAAAGAGTTTGGTATGAATCAACCTATTGTAGTAGATAAACAGGGTATAATTATTGTTGGTCATGGAAGATATGAGGCTTTAAAGACTTTAAAATGGGATATAAAGCCAGAATATATAAAAGTAGTAGATTTGACTGAAGAACAGGCAAAATCATATAGATTAGCCGATAATAGACTAAATGAAAGTGACTGGGACATGAATTTAGTAATTGAAGAATTAAAAGGATTGCCAGAGCCAATGTTAGACCTTACAGGTTTTGATAAGGATTTAATAATTGAATCAAATGAAAAAGATGATGAAGTCCCTGACATTCAAGACGAACCAAAATCTAAACTAGGTGATTTGTATGAACTTGGCAGTCATAGGGTATTTTGTGGGGATAGTACGAAGCTGGAGGATGTAGAGAAGCTTATGGATGGAAAGAAGGCGGATATGGTATTTACTGATCCTCCCTATAACATAGCTTACGAGGGCGGGAGTAAGAAGCGAGAAATGATAAAAAATGATGAAGTTGATGATTTTTACGGATTTCTATTGCAGGTATATAGTTCATTCGCACTATCAATGAAACTTGGTGCTAGTATCTATGTATCACATGCAGATACAGAAAGAGTAAATTTTACAAAAGCATTTAAAGATGCCGGTTTCTATTTGTCCTCAGTTATAATATGGGTCAAGAATAATAGTACATTTGGTCGTTCTGATTATTTCTGGAAACATGAACCCATATTATATGGATGGCGTGAGGGGGGGGCTCATACTTGGCATGGCGATAGAAGGCAAGACACTATCTGGAATGTGGATAGGCCAACAAAGTCTGAGCAACATCCAACAATGAAGCCAATTGAACTAATAGAAAAAGCTATTTTTAATAGTTCAAAGCAAGAGGACGTTGTACTAGACCTATTCCTCGGATCTGGCTCTACACTTATAGCAAGTGAGAAAACAGGTCGTATATGTTACGGAATGGAGCTAGACCCGAAGTATGTAGACGTCATTGTTCAAAGATATGTTGACTATACAAGTAATAATGTTATTAAATTAAATGGTAAAGAAATAATATGGCAAAGGAAACAAGAGGAAGACCAATAACAGTTGACACACCAGAGACACGTCAGAAAATAGAAGAAGCTACCGCTCTTGACGCTTCAATAGAAGAAGTGTGCTTTTACGCAGATATTTCAAGGGAAAGTTACTACCAACTAATAAAGAAAGATAAAGATTTTTCTGACAGGTTAGACGCTCTAAGAAATAGACCAATACTAAAAGCAAGACAAACTGTAATAGCTAGAATAGGGGAAAGTTATGCTAATGCTATGGATTATTTAAAGAGAAAAAAGAAATTAGAGTTTGGTGAGAATGTAGATATAACAACTAATGGTAAGACACTACCTACACCTATATTAAATTTAAATGAAATACGTTCAGACAACAACACTAAAGAAAATAGCGAGATTATCAAAGAAGATTAGAGTTATTCAAGGAGGAACTAGTGCTAGCAAAACAATAAGCATATTACAGCTGTTAATTGCTATGGCTCAATCTGATAAGACACCTACATTAACATCAATTGTTTCTGAGTCTTTACCACATCTTAAAAAGGGAGCTATAAGAGACTTTAAGAATATACTAAAAGAACATGGATACTGGGATGAGAATAGGTGGCATGATAGCGATAAGGTATATACATTTGAAACAGGGAGTCAAATAGAGTTTTTTGGTGCAGAACAATCACAGAAACTAAGAGGAGGTAGACGTGATAGAGGCTTTATGAATGAATGTAATACATTAAGCATGGAAGCATTTGATGAATTTGAAGTGAGAACAAAAGAATTTGTTTATTTAGACTTTAACCCTACGAATGAGTTTTGGTTTTTTACTGAAATTAAAGGGATGAGAAATGATGTAGATTATATTATAGTTAATTATCTTGATAATGAAGCATGCCCACCAGAGATAGTAAAATCTATTGAACAAAGAAAGAATAGGACAGGTTGGTATAAGGTTTATGGACTCGGAGAACTTGGAGAAATAGAAGGACGTATATACAAAGGGTGGAATGAAATTGATGAGATACCAAATGAAGCTAGACTTGAAAGATATGGACTTGATTTTGGTTATCATCCAGACCCTTGTGCTATTATTGCTGTTTATTATTACAATGGGGGATACATACTAGATGAAGTTTCTTACCAATTAGAGATGAGTAATAGGGAAATAGCTAATACACTAAAGAATTTAAATAGAGCATTAGTAGTGGCAGATAGTGCAGAGCCAAAGAGTATAGCAGAAATAAAGGCCTATGGAATAAATATTGTGCCTACAGTTAAAGGGGCTGATAGTATTAGACATGGTATAAAGGCCGTACAAGACCAGAGGATAAGCGTAACAAAGAGAAGTGTTAATCTACTTAAAGAATATAGAAACTATCTATGGTTAGTCGATAAAGATGGCAGGATAGTTGCAGGTACACCAGACCCAGATTGCGATGACCACTTATTAGATGCTTGCAGATACAGTGTAAACTCTCTTGTGCCTGTTATCAGAACTAGAGAGAATATGCCTAGACTTATTAGAAGTACTGTTAAAAAAGTTAATATAGGTTTATAATATCAATATGGAAAAACTACCAGAGATTAAAACAGTTAAAGGTAATGAAATAAAAAATATTCAAATACCTATTTGTTGTATTGAAAACTGGAAAAATTGCCCTCATAAGGCAAAACCACAAAAAAAGGTCAAAAGAAACATAGGATTATAATAATGAAAAAATTAAGTTTAAAAGATACAAATAGAAAGAGAAAAGAAAATCCTACTTTAGTAGGTTTATCAGAGGAATTAAAATCCCCTGAGAAGTTTGAAGAGATAGAAAAGAAATTATTTAGTATTGTACAAGTTGCTCACAAGCATAAAACTGCGAAACAATATGTTTCATGTGATGAGTGTAATAAAAATAGGGAACTAAGAAACAAAGCTATATTAGATTACGGTTTTAAAGACTATAATCAATATCTATTATGGAAAAAGGTACAACAAATTATTAAAAGTAAACAAAATTTTCAAATAAGATGAATGAAGAGCAAAAAGAAAAGATTATAAAAGAGGGTAATAAGATAGTTAAACCTAAAATCTCTAAAGGAGAAAAGGAAAAGAGATATAAAGGTCAAATAAACCTATTAAATGATATAGTTACAGTTAAAATAGCTCCATCTAGTATTCATGGAGTAGGATTATTTGCTATAAGAGACTTTAAGAAAGGTGAAAAACTATATACAGATATTATTCCCCACCAAATAGATTTACCATATAAGTGGTTCTCTTTCCTTAAAAAGGAAGTAAGAGATATTCTACTAGGGCAATTTCCTTTAATCATAGAAGGCTCTCACTTTTGGTATCCAGCAGGAAAATTGTCTGCATATCTTAATCATTCAGATACACCAAATTATGATGCTAAGAAAGATGAGGCATTAAGAGATATAAAGGAAGGTGAAGAAATAACAGAAGATTATAGACTTATAACACCAAAATATAAAAAGTTATTTACTTGGCTTGACTAATTTAATTATGATATAATAAAAATATGGAACTATATCCTCATAAGTGTATAAAGTGTAGTAAAGATTATAAAGATAGTGACGTTGACCCTTATCTTTGTGAAGAGTGTAAGATTGAAAAGAATAAGATTGCAAATGAAATAGACAAAAAGATGTCTATGAGACCAAAAAGAGAGGAGATGTCGGATTTAAAGAGATATGACCAAGCTGTTAAAGTAAGAGGGTTTGTAAGTGCTAAAGAATTTGGAATATGAAAAAGAAAACAACTAAACAAACAAAAGATTTTAAATATACAGTCAGACTTGATACAGGTATTGATAAGTTAGAAAGTAAAGCTAATACTATAAGTGAGGCTTTATCTATGATAAATGTCGCTAGAAAATACGCTAAAAACATTATTTACGTTAAAAATAATGAAACAGGTGTGGAAAAGATGAAAATCTTGAATAATGTCATTGCTCACAGACTTTTTAACTCTAGAGGTACAATGAAAAGTGTTGCAATTAAAAACATGGGCCTATTATTTGAAGGAATATGAATATATACGACTGGATAAAGAGCGAGGAGCATAAATATCAATCAAGGCCAGTGCAGTTAGCTGACAATTGGCATTGGAATATGAGGGATTTCATTCAAATGATATTCCACTTAAAAAACTCTGTATTTTATGAAGGAGAAAATGACTATTTAAGAATGTTTAGACAGGTAATGAAGCCTATTGTTGAGCTTTCAAATTGGACAGAAGATATAGATGTAAAAGACATAACATTCTTTATAGAAAGTAATTACGGAAAAGTAAAATCATTCTTATTTAAGAAGTATCATGATGAAGTTTATACAAGAGAATATGATATTGACTCTATATTAGATTTTATAACAGAAAGCGATAATGAATATGGAGGAGTTTTGATACAAAAAGGAGAGGAAGTGCCTATAAAAATAACAATGACTTCTATAGCCTTTGCAGACCAGAATGATATTCTTTCTGCACCTCTAGGATTTAAATATGTGTTTTCTCCAGATAAATTGAGAAGTATGAAAGCTAAAGGTTGGGGGAAAGAGTCAAATGGTGCAACTATTTCAATAGAAGATTTAATAGTTTTAGCAAACAGTAATATCGAGACACCAAATGGAAACGTAAACGAGGCTACAGGTAAAGTTATAGAAATATACATTGTTCATGGAAATCTTCCAGATGATTATTTAACTGATAGTGGCGATATAGAAAATATATACAATCAATCACACGTAGTTGCTTTCTATACAGATAAAGATAATAAGAAGCAAGGAGTTACTCTATTTAGAAAGAAAGTACCAGAAGGAAATATAAAGTTTATGTGTACTACAGAGGTTGATAGACGTGCATTAGGTAACAGTGTTGCAGAAGACTTGATACCAGCACAGATATTCTCAAACTTCATGTCTATCCATAAAATGAACTTAGTAGAAGCGGGTGCAAAAGTACCTCTATACACAGATGATGACCAACTAACACAAGAAAGAGTTACTGAGGTTGAAAATCTTGAACTAATTAAGATAGGCGAAGGTAAAAGAATAGGCCAGATACCTACAATGGCAACTAATAATATTCAATTGATTTCTAACCAAATTAATGAACTATTTGAACATGCAAAGTTTATAGGTTCAGCTTACGACCCTATAATGGGTAAAGAAGCTTCATCAGGCACAACTTTTAGAGGTCAAGAAAGGTCAGTTGCTCAAGCTAGTGGAAGCCATAATAGAAAGAGAGGTAAAAGAGCTAAGTTTGTTGAGGAAATATATCGTGATTACATTATTCCTCACATGAAAAAGAAGATTTTATCAGGTAAAACATTCTTGGCAGAACTTGATAATAGCGAATTAAGATGGGTTATAGATAATCTTGCTATTTGCGAAGCAAATAAAAAGTTTCATGACCTTGTATTTAATAAAGGTAAAGTAGTTACTGATGCACAATATCAAGAATTGTTAAATAATGAAAAGACAAATCTATCTAAAAAGGGTAATAAATATCTAATTAAGATATTAGAAGAAGAATTAAACGAGGAAGATATCAAAGTTGGTATAAATGTTTCTGCTAAACAGAAAGACCTTGTACAACTATCAGACAAACTACTTTCAATATTCCAGTTTATATTTGCAGACCCTAATAAGTTTAAGCAAGCTATGCAAGTGCCAGCTCTAGCAAAGTCATTTGAGGATATACTTGAATACGGTGGATTATCAATAGGTGATTTTTCATCAATATTAAGCCCTATACAGCCAAATGAGCTACAGGCTGAACAAACTCGAGACCAGATAAAACAAGCTACACAGTTACAATTAAATAATTCTCAAAAATAATGGAACAATTTAAAATAGAAAAATTAAATAAATTTCTACAAGATGATGCTTTAGTAGATGTTGTTTATGATTTTGTCTTCAATCATTTTTTAAAGGAGAACAAAGATTTTAGAGATGTAAATGTGCTTGCAAGTGAAAGACTTGCAGTAGATAGATTTAGAAGTGCATGGAAAGAGTTAAAAGCCCTTAAAGATAGAGTGGAAATAAGTAATAGACCCACTAAAAATATAGGGTTGTAGACATTAATTAATATGTGTTAAAATAATAATATGGAAAATAATTTCACAAAAAATATAATAACAACAGTCGGAGTTCTTATTATATTATCAATAGTATTCATAAGTTATAGCTATAAGCCAAATATGTTGGGGCAAGTTGCAATTGAGGAAAGCTATAACGCGACAACAACTCAATCAACTTGGAATAATACCACAGGTTGTTGGAGACTGATTAAGCCTGGATTTGGAACGTTACACACTATAAATCTTAGTTTGAGTACATCTAATGCAAAAATAACATTATATGATGCGACAACTACAGTAAATGGTAATATTTATGGAACAACTACACTCGCAGAAATACCACTAGGGGCAAGTGCAGGTTCTTATATTTATAAGGCTGCTTTTTCAAGAGGCCTAGTTGCAGACTTTTCAAATGGAGGTACTTGTCCTTCAATTGCAAGTACAACTATTACTTATAAATAGTGTATAATTGAGTAAATTAATAAATAACAAAAATATATGAGTTTAAAATTTGGAGATGCAAAGTTACCAAGTTTGAAGGATAAAATAAAGAACTTGGAAATTAAAAAGCAGAGAGAGGTTAAAGAATTAACAAAATCTACTGCCGAGGAAGTAGTAAAAGTTAAAAAAGTTAAAAAATAATTATAAAAATATGAATAAAGTAACAAGTTTAATAGTAGGAGTTTTAGCGACAGGTGCACTTATAGTAGGTGTAGTCGCTTATAATAAGACACCTTCTGTAATAGTAGGGGCAAAAGGTGAACAAGGCCCAAGAGGTGAACAAGGCCCAGCAGGTCGTGATGGTAAAGATGGAGTAACAAAGGTTGTAACACAGGTTGTTGAAAAACCAGCTTCTCAGACACTAGGAGCTGTATCAACACTAGATGGTGTATCTAACCCTTATGTAAAAATAAACAATCTTGAGATATATAACTATTATCAACCTATGATAGCTACAAGTTCAGTTCTATGTTCAATTCAAAACCCATATAACTCAACTTCAACAGTGCTATCATATACTACAAAAGTAACAACAAATAATCTTGGTACACATTTGATTGATATTTCAACATCGACAACAGCTTTTGGTTCATCTACACCAGCTTTTGTAAAAAGATTGTCAGTTTCTGGACAGTATTCAGTAGTATGGACTCCAAATGGTACAACTACAAATACTAATGTTATAGGAATGAGAGCAGGTGCAACAACAGGTATATCAGATATAATACTTGGCCCAACAGAATATATAACACTAAGAATTTCAACATCAACTCCAGGAACTTTTGGCTCATATAACGTTGGTTCGTGTGCAGGACAGATACAGAAACTGTAGAACATTGAAAATTTAAACAACGCCAATTATTGAGGGGTCGATTAGTATCCCTAGTGTAAGGCGTTGCATTAGGGACACTAGCCGACTTCTCAATAGTCGGCTTTTCGTTATTACTTCTCGTCAAAGTAGATAGCGTTTATGATTAATCGTTAATAAATCAAACAAAAAAAGTTATGGAAACTGAAATAAAAACCGAAGGTGCAGTTGACACTACAAACAACGGAGTTATTAGTGATACTAATGCAAATAGTGATGTTGTAACTATTCCTAAAACAGAATGGGATACAGTAAATCAAACATTAGGCTCATTAAAAAGGGAGCTTAAAGACCTTAGAAAGGTTGAAAAAGACCCCGAGAAGCCTCAAAAAACTTCTAAACTAAGTGAAGCAGAGTTAGCTAATCAAAGATTGGAGAAACTTGCTCTAAGACAGGCAAATATCACTCATGAAGATGATATACGACTTGCTAGAGAAACTTCTAAAAAATGGGGTGTAGACATAGAAGACTTGATTTTAGATGCAGATTTCAAGCTAAAACTTGAAAGACAGCAGTCAGAAAGAGACTCTATTGTTGCCACAACAAATATTAGAGGTAACAATTCAACAAGTAATGCTAAAAACACAGCAGAATATTGGATTGCAAAAGGAACTCCACCTACACCAACAGATGTGCCTGATAGAAGTACAAGACAAAATATCATAGGTCAGATGTTGAGTAAAAAGGGAAACAATAAAATGTTTTATAGCGATTAGTTATATGTTTTACTTGGAATTACCAAGTTAAATTATATAAATTAAATGTCAGTAGCAAACACAATTACCTATTCAACAGTGTACGATGATACACTACAGCGTAGGTTAAACCACCCACAAACATGGAAAGAAGTATGTGATGTTATGTATATGAATGATAGAGTTTACTCTACATCATACATGTCATCTACACCTTCTGTTCAGACTGTGACTCGTGGTACAGGCCATTCAATGCAGACATATGCAGAGACAGCCGAAACATTAACAGTATCAACAGGTAGAGACCTAGGTCTATACGTAGACTGGGCAGACCTTGCTCAATCTCCTTGGACAAAGCCAGCAGAACTATTTGACAGAATAGGCTCACTTCTAAATGAGTTTATTGAGTCAAGTGTTCTAGCACAACATGCTTCATGGACAAACTTTGGAGACTTAGGAGGTGGTGCAGTTGGACTAGGTTCAAGTCCTATTACAGTATCAGCAAGTAACATTGATGATATTATAAGAGGCATAAAGAGAGAGGTCAGAGTTGCAAATGGTCAGTCTCTAATGAGACAAAATGGTGTATTCATTGTATGGAGACCAGCAGACTTCGAAATACTAGAAGCTTTTGTACAAGCAAATGGTTTCCAGACAGCAGACCAAGCTCTAAAAGAGGGTACAGTAGAAGGTTTGACATATCTTGGGGTAACTCATTATTGGTCAAATGACTACACAGCAGGACACCTATTTGCAGGTGTAAAGAAACTTCAGAAGCTTGGAATATTGAGAGCTACATATGGACGTGCATTCACAATTGACTTCCCAGCAGCAGACTCAAACACATTCTTCTCAGGTCAGGCATATTATTCAAGAGTAGATATAGGACATCTTACTCCTACAGGATATGCAACAGTTCTGTTCGATATAAACGTAGCGTAATAGCTATAACTAACCTTTTAGGGGTTAGTTAGTGGGGATATTGCAAAATATCAGGTCGACCCCACTAATTAGCCTCTAAACAAAAAATATGTCACTAGCATACAACAATACAAGTTCAAATAATGGAATAATTCAAGAAATTGAAAAAGAATGTGGTTTTGAATACGGAGCTATATCAGGTAATACAGCTTTACTTCAAGAGATTACAAGTCAGGTTAATCTAGCTTTAGATGATTATCTATCAATAGGTTTAACAGCTTCAGGTACATGGCAACTTGATGATAGTAATCATACAAAATATCCCATAATAAAGACTAACCTTGTATCAGGTCAAAGAGATTATTCTTTCACTACAGATGGAGATAGCAACTTAATACTAGATATATACCAAGTAGCCATATTACCTTCTGCCACATCCAGTGTTTATATTCCTTTAGAGCCGTTTGATGAATTTGAAAATCCAGAGAGTAATGCAATTATTACAGAAGCTACATCAACTGGAACTCCATATACATATGGAAAATTAGCTAATGGTATATTTTTAGAGCCAAAACCAAATTACAATGCTACAAGTGGATTAAAAGTATTTATCAATAGAGAAGGTTCATACTTTACTACATCAGATACTACAAAAAAGCCTGGAGTGCCTGGAATACACCACAGATACTTTGTTGTTAAACCAGCCATGGTATATGCGAGAAGAAACAATTTAAGTGTATATGGAAAATTAGCAGACGAAGTACTTGCCTATGAAGGTGATAAGGATAGAGGAATACAAGGAAAGATAACAAGATATTTTGCTCATAGAGAAAAAGATAAAAGAAATATAATGACTGGTAAAAAAATATTGTATAAATAATTATGGCTACATTTTCTAATCAAAATAAAAATACTGCTACTTTCACCAATCAAAATAAGAACACTATTTCACCTACAAATGTAAGTAAAAATACAGCTACTTTTACAAATACAAGTAAAAATTCAGCAAGTATGAAAGATACACTTAAATCAAATCGTGCTTGGTCATACAACTCCCCTACTATTACATATAATGGGGCGACTGAAAGTAGTACTGGATTGACTGTTTATTATAACTCTCTAGGTACAGCAAGTACTTGGACTAATCAAACTAAAAACTAATGTCAACATCATTCCCAGTAAATCTCGATACACTTACAAATCCTACAGGTACAGACCCTGTAACATCACCAGACCATGCAGGTCAGCATGCTAACGCTAATGATGCTATAGAAGCCCTAGAAGCTAAAGTTGGTGTTGATAGTTCAGCCGTATCAACTTCACATGATTATAAGCTAGGGGAAGTAACAGCAGGTGATAAAGCTGTTGGAAAAACTGCTACACAAACACTTACAAACAAAACTTTAACCACTCCCACAATAGCTAGTTTTACAAATGCTACACATGACCACACAAATAATGCAGGTGGAGGACAACTAAGTGCTACAAATGTATTTTCAACAGGTACAGTACCTACTGCAAGACTTGGTTCAGGTTCAGCTTCTAGTGCTAACTTCTTGAGAGGAGACCAAACATGGTCAGCGATATCAGCTTCATCAACTCCAACAGTACAATCATTTGTAGCTTCTGGTACATGGACTAAGCCAGCAGGTTTAGCATGGGTTATTGTCGAAGTTATTGGAGGAGGAGGCGGTGGTGGAGGAAATACTACAGCAGGACAAACATCTGGAGGAGGAGGCGGTGGTGGTTATTCTCGTAAAAAGATTGTCGCAGCCTCTCTTGGTTCTACTGAAACTGTAACAGTTGGAGCGGGTGGAACTGCCGGAGCGGGAACTGGAGGTGGAGGAGGTAGTGGGGGTACTTCATCATTTGGTGCTCATTGTTCTGCAACTGGAGGTACTGGAGGTTCAACTAATGACTCTGGAGACGGAGGTATAGGTTCTAGTGGAGATATAAATATATCTGGTGCTGGAGGAGGTGGTGCAATGGACGCAAACGGACGTATGGGTGGTCATGGTGGTAGTAGTGTATTAGGAGGAGGTGCAAAATCTCTTCCAGCAGATGGAAACGATAGAACCGGAGCTACAGGTGGTTATTATGGAGGAGGAGGTAGTGGCGCTCACTCTGGTGCAGGTGGAGACTGTGCAGGAGGTGTTGGAGGAGTAGGGCTTGTTTTAGTAACAGAATTCTATATATAACATGCAAGAACAACTTAATCGCTTAGAAAATAGAATAAAAGAACTAGAGAATATCTTAAATAACAAGAAGATACAGCAAATTTCTTTTCCTTTAGATGATACAAGTAAAATTATTATCCAAGATAGGTTAAATACTGTATCAACAAACGGTACAGGTTCGGCAACTACACAGAATATTAATCTTACGGGTAACGCACAAACAATAACAGTGCCAGCACAACCTACAGGGACATTAAAACTTGTAGTAAACGGCACAACCTATGAAATTTTATATAAATAAATGATAAGAATACCAAATCCACAATCAAATAGATGGGTACAAACAAATTCTGGTGAAATATCAGGAAATGTATATTCTACTAAGAATATAAACTTTAATGAGGAAGGTTATGCAAAGTTAAATTTAAGAGCAAGTGCATTAGTATATAATACATCAAATTTTACAGACGTAAATTCAATAGATTATTTTATAACAACAAATACAGGTTATTATGTATTAACTGGAGATAATAGTGGTAGGCCGTGGAGAATAGATTTAACAGGCACACAATATGATTTAACAGCAGATACAAATGGTTCTGGTCTTGGTGGTGGTAGATTTTACGACTCTGTAATATGGCAAGCACGTTGGTATGTTTCTAGTTCTTCATCTTTTGTATATCATGATGGAAATACTACATGGACTATAGGTTTAGGTAGCTTATCTTCTAGTGTTAATCACGTTATGTGCGTTCATGAAGGACTAAACTCACTAGCGGTATCAGATGGTTCAGGTGTGGCAAATACAGTAAAATTATACGACACCAGTCATGCTCTCTCTACCACATTAACAATACCAAAAAACTTTAATATTGAATGGATAAAATATCTTGATAATAATTTATACATAGGTACTAAAAATATATATGGTGGTATTGCATATATGTTTGTTTGGAATGGTTCAGGAACTGCAGCACAAAAGAGCTACCCTATTAACGGAGAAGCTATATTCTCAGGTGAAAACTATGGAAATTCAATAGCAATAATTACTTCAAAGGGACAGCTGTTAAGATTTAATGGTGGAGGTTTCGATGTATTGGCTAATTTCCCTGTTTATTATTCAGATTATAACTGGGCAAGAGATGCTTCAAGTTCAACAATAACATTTTTAAATAGAGTACATCGTAGAGGTATGGTCTCAGATGGAGAAAAAATCTATATAAATATAAATGGTCAAATGAATGAAAACATTTTTATACCTAATCAACCATCGGGATTATGGATATACGACCAAAATGTAGGTTTATATCATCAAGCTGGATACAGTAACAATAAAGTGGAGACAAGAACAGTATCAGGAGTAAATACAGGTACAGATACATTTACTACTACTTCATTTACAGCTCTAACAGGAACTAAAGTATATTACTCAGCAACTGCTGTGTCTGGTGGTCTTTATAACAATAGGTATTACTATTTAATTAGGGCATCTTCTACTACATTTAAACTAGCTAAAACTTATGATAATGCAATAGCAGGTACAGCAATTGATATTACGTCAGCAGGTACAACAGAAAAAATCTATTATCACGATGATACTGATTTTGGCACTGTTGGAGAGCTATCCAACTATAAAGTTGGTGCAATAGCTAAAATAAGTGGGCTTGATACTAATTTAAAGAGTTATGGGCGTATGACAGGGTCTAAAGTTTTGTATGGTACTCAAATGAATAATGGGACATCTGATATCTATACACTACAAACACTGACTCCAGGTAAAAATATAGGTTACATAACTACACCAAAGATAACTTCATCTGAAATTAAAGACACATGGCAAACAATATATCCATTGTATAATAATTTGTTTCAATCAGCAGATAAGATAACAGTAAAATATAAAACTATAGATAAGTTTGATTATCCTATCCAGTTAATAAATGGTAACACTAATTTACTTGCAACATGGACAAGCACTACTTCTTTTACAACTATCGGTGATTTGAGTTATGTAGTAGCAGGTGATGAAATTGAAATAATTGGAGGTTCTGCTTCTGGTAACATAACTACAGTTGTATCTACATCATATTCATCTGGTACATGGACTGTAACTATAGCAGATGCAATGAGTATTACTGTTGCAGATACATCTTCAATTATTATAGATAATTGGAAAAAACTGCTTACAGTAACAGGAAGTATGACTGAAACAATCCAAACACAACAATTAGCAAATTCCACTTTGGGAGTTACAAGTAAGTGGCTAAGATTAAAAATAATAATTGAGGGTGTTTCAGAGCCTAAGATTGAAAGAATACTTATAGCTACTGCTAATGCTCAAAAAGCATAAATTATGATAAAATAAAACAAACATGCAACCTAATACAATTCAAAATTTACCAAGATTAACACCAGAACAGTTAGCACAAAATAACGCAGAATTGGCGTCTGGCAAGATTACAGCTTCACCTACAGCTTTGACTCAAGGTTATCAAACAATATCATCAGATAATTTGCTACCAACAAAAGCTGTAACAATTCAGCCAACACCATATAATAATCCAGCTATAGGGCTTCAAACATCAATAGAACAGAATAATAAAAATATTCTAACAGGATTACAGGCTTCTCAAGAAGCTCAAAAAACTGCATATGATACTTCAAAATCAGACTTACAAAGCACCATAAATAATATTATAGGTATTCAGCAAAATCGTTCAGCTCTTGAAACATCAGCAGGTATTGATACTAAAGCAAAAGCTTTGACTGATATAACTAATGAAATAGAGTCTAAACAACTAGCTCTAAGAAGAACAATAGAAGATTTACAATCAAAAAATCCTCAAGGATTATCAGCACAAGGACTAGATACAGAAATAAATAGAATAAATCGTGAAGGAACTAGAGAACTAGCAGACCTTGCTATTATTCAAAGTGCAAGAAATAGAGACTTATCAACAGCACAAACTCTTGTTGATAGAAAGATACAACTACAATTAGAGCCTCTTAAAACACTATTAGACTATCAAAAGACTGTATTAGAAGATAACAGAGACCTGTACACAAAGGCAGAACAAAGAACATATGAAAACACAATTAGACAGAATGAACAGAAATATAACGCCGAACAAGATAAATTAAAAGTAGTAGAGAATTTTAAACTTAATGTACTTAATAACATGCAAGAACAGGGTGCAAGTACACAAGATTTAAAAAATGTACAGAATCAAGATACAGTTGCAGGAATAATAATAGCTTCAAAAAATAAGGGATATAAATTGAATTCAGATGTTGTAAAACTTGATAACGGAAATACTGTAATTGTAAATAAAAATACAGGTAAAATTATAAATGATTTGGGTGGGTCAAAAACAAAAGACGTACCAGTATCACTAGAAGGATTAACACCAGAACAAGCTAATGACCCATTTATATCTAAACTTTTAAGAACAGCAGGGGGTAAGCCATTAACAGATACCTTTGCACAGAGACTAGATAAAGGCTTAACAGTATTAGACCAGATAGGAGTATTGCAACAAAATATAGCAAATGTAAAAACTGGTCCTATAGTTGGTGCATTTAAAGGTGCTAATCCGTGGGATACAAATGCACAGACAATAAAGGCTCAATTAAATGCAATAGTACCTAATCTTGCAAGAGGAGTATACGGAGAAGTTGGTGTATTAACAGACAATGATATAGCAACATACTCTAAGACATTACCTAACTTAAATAGTACTGAAGATATCAGAAATGCCGTACTCGGAATAACTGTAGATTTAATTGGAAAATCTATAAAAAGAACACTAGAAGTTAATGCTTCTAATGGTAAAGATGTAAGTCAATTTGTAGATTTATATAATGAAATGAATAATACTCGAGACTCTATATTGTCACAGATACCAGGCTATAAAGGAAATGTACCTAAAAATACTCAACAGTCTACAAGTCAACCCGTAATAAATGCTAATAATAGAACTGTAACAGTAGGTGGTAAGACATACACATTCTCTACTACAGAGGCATTTAATAAAGCTATAAAAGAAGCAGGATATTCACAATAATATGGATTTTGAAACAATAGCAAAAAAATATGGTGCAACATCAACTACGACTCCAGTTCAACCTACTGTAGATTTTTCAAATATTGCTTCAAAGTATGGAGCTTCTGTTTCAACAGTTTCAAATAATCAACCTCCAGTAGACGAAGGTTTTGCAAAAAACTATATTAATACCTATACATCAATAGCTAATCAAATAAAAGAACCAATTAAAGCATTAGGTAATGCGTTGATATCTTCTGAAAAAGGAGTTGGTGAAACACTTGGTCAATCTATAGCTTCAGGAAGTAATGATATAGCATCATTAGAAAATTCAAAACAAAATTTATCTAATTTACAACTTACTGTACTTAAAGAAATAAATGATAAAAAGAAAAAAGGAGAAGATACATCAAGACTTGAACAGATATTAAACAATACTCAAAATTTAAATATACCTAGTACACAAGATATATTACCTGCTACACAAAAAACTACTGGACAGGCTATCGGTGAACTTGGAGGAACGACACTTGACGTATTAACTGCAGGTACTTATGGTACAGCAACTAAAGGACTAAAAGCATTTGAATTAGCTACACAATCTAAATTAACACCTACAATTGTAGAAAATGGAATTGAATTATTAAAAAGTCCTACAGGTATTTTTAGTGTTAATGGTTTAAAGAATATAGCTACTGGTGCAGGTATAGGTTATGGTTATGATGTAAGTCAAGGACTACAAGGACAGAGAGGAGAAGATAGAACAGGCGTTGACTCTTTAATACCAGGATTAAATACTGTTATTAGTGCAGGTATACCTGCTGTAATTGAGTCTACAGGTGCAGTTAGAAATCTATTTAGTCAACAAAAGTACTTAAAAGACTTACAAAGTGACTGGGAAAGAGTTAGTGGAGATTTTTCAAAGAGTAGAAAGATTTTAGCTAAGTCTGAAATAAGTGGGAAAGACCCTATATCATTATTAACAGAAAGAGGAATAACACCTCAATCTATGATAGATGGTCAGACAGGGTTATTTGATACAAGAGAAGTTGCTAATAAAATTAGAACAAAAGATACTGAGCCTTTTGAAGAAGTATTACAGAAAAGTCTAAAAGAAGCAGATATGAGTAATACACCTCTTAACCTAGAGGAAGTATCTAAGACAATAAAAAATAATATAAATAATGCAGATAATTTATCTGTCGGTCAAAAGAAATTATTACTCGATAAAGTAGACAATGAATTTTCATTATTAAATGATAAGTACAAGAATAATATTAGTAGAAGTGACTCAAATATTGAAAAAAGAGTTTACTGGAATAATACTAACTTTAATAGGCTAGACCCAGTTGAAAGTAATTTCTTTTATCAAATGGGTAAAGGATTTAAAGAAGCTATAGAAAAAGGAACTCCAGATGTAAACATAAAAGAACTAAATTCATATCTTGGAGAATTATACAATTCAGCACAATTACTAGACTCAATAAATGGTTATAAGCCAAAAATAACAGCTATTCAAAAATTTCAAAGAGCAGTAGTTAAAGGAGCCTCAACATATATTGGTGCTAAACTTGGTGGATTACCAGGAGGGGCAGTTGCATATATTACAGGAAATTCCCTATCACATGCCTTGGAAACCCTACCAAATCCAGTTAAAAATTATTTTCTAAGGAACTTAAAAGCTGCAAATCCAGAGGCTTATAATCAGGCTGTAAAATATCTTGGGGAAAAAGAGATAGAAAGGTCAATAAGACTTGCATTACCTTCACCAGAGCCATTAGGAACATCAAAAAATCCTATAATAACTCCAGCTCCTACTACTTACGAAAAACCAGCACAAATAATTAGAAGATATGATAATGGTGTACCAAAGAATAAAGGTTTTTCAAATATAGGTGTAATAACATCTATAGCAGGTATTTCAGGTGTCATAGGAGCGTTAAATATACCTAGAAAAATAACCTTTTTAAATGGTGAAGGAAACAAGGAAACAGTTAAACTAGATGGAAGTGTCAAAGAAGGTGAATTTACATCATATAACCCAGTGGAAGGCCAAACAGACGAGACTCCAAACATAATGGCTTCAGGAAAAAAGGTTTATGATGGAGCTATTGCAACTGGAGACAGGTCAATACCATTTGGAACTAAAGTCTATGTACCAGAATTAGACAGAGTATTTATTGTAGAAGATAGAATGAATAAAAGATACATGCCAGACCAGAATAATGGTAAACAATTCTTTGATATTGTTACTGCTACAGGTACTCAAAAAGATGTTCAAAACTCAAAGAATTTTGGCAGACAAAAGTTACATTTTATTATTCTAAATAAATGATAATATAAACATATGAACGATAAATACACTCAAAAATTAAAGAATTTTATACAATCTATAGAAGATGGTGGAGTTAGTAAAGATGAACTAATAAAATCTATAGAAGCAATAGTATCTTATGTTAAAGAAATAAAAGATAATCTTTCTAAAGATTTAGACAAAGAAAAAGCAAATACTGAAAGCCAACTAAATGATATTGATAATAGTATTACAGAATTAAGTACTGTTATTGATAATCTTCGTATACATATTGATAGATGTATGAGTGATATGGAAGATAGTTCTAGTGAGGAACTAGCTAAAATGAAGGAGTTAATGGATAGCGAAGTATCAGACCTTAAAGAAGATATACAGGAAAAAACTAATTTTAGAAATTTGGAAGAAAGACTTACTGTTCTAGAAAACGAGGAAGATGATACAGAAGAAGTAGATATAATTGATATTAGAAATAGATTTGAGTCATTACCAGAACAAGAGAAATTAGATAAAAGTGCTATAAGAGGTTTACTTGATGAGATAAAGAGATTAGAAAAGAAAATAGACGATAAACAAATAACTAGTGGTACTGGAGGTGTAACAAACTTGAGAATACAACAAGCCTTCAAATATATTCTTAAAACAGAAAGTCCTACAGGTACAATAGATGGTTCAAATACCACATATACAGTTACACAAAATATATTTGCCGTATTATCTATGAGTATAAATGGAGAAACTATAGCTCAATTACCTAATTACACAATAAGTGGTAGAACAATAACATTTAGTAGCCCATTACCTTCAGCTTATTCAGGTAAGGATTTTGAAATAAAGTATATATAACATGATAAAAGAAATAATAACAACAATATTAGTAGGTATAGCTTCAATATTTGGTATATCAGACAATAAGATAGCTAATTTAGGTGCATTTTCAGACCCATTTTTATCTGTTCAACTTGCAACTAGTCCTTCAAATGATTATTGTCTAAAAACAGATGGTACTAATAACCTATGGTCATCAAGTTGTGGTACAGGTGGAACTGGGGGTTCAGGAGCTGGATGGGCTTC